TTTATACCTGAAAAAGAAATAATGAAATGGGTAACACTATCTTCTAATAGTTTAGTTATTACACCATTAGATACTAATTTAGTATCAGCTATTATTGGATTATACTTTGGTGGTTCATTAGTTAAAAAATAATTTATGAAAATATCACAAGATACATCAGTAAGTATGCCTATTAAAAATATGATAGGTATTATAGCAGGTGTTGTTATGGGTGTGTTTGGTTATACAGAGGTTACAGCTAGGCTCACGTCTTTAGAGACATCAAGAGAATTATTTCAAGCAGACTTACTTAAAAAATCAGAACAAAAACCTACAGACCAAGAACAATTTATGTTGATTGAAAGTTTGTATGGGGATGTAGAAAAATTAACTGCAACACAAGAGCAAAATATGACTAACAAAGTCAATATAGAATTTCTTAAATCTCAACTAGAAAAAGCGTTATTAGATATTGAACATTTAAAAGAAAAGGTTAGAGCAAATGGAAACGGTCATCAGTAGTGTGGTTGCTCTTTGTATGTTTATAGCCGGTGAATTAACTGAACACAGAATACAACCTGCTATGTCAGATTGTCTTAAAGGTAAAAGAATTGCAGAGCGTAACCCAAATGATAACATAGAATACAAATGTGGAAAAGTAAAAGCAGAATTAGAAGAAAATATAGATGGTTCAAAAACAATTAAAAAGATAATAGAATAATGGCTAAAAAATTTAAAGAATTTGAAGTAAGAGAAAAACCTAAGAAGAGAAAAGGAATACATGTTAAACGACCAAACAAAAGAAGTACCTTCAAAAAGTACAACAGACAAGGAAGACCACAATAATTTAGATAACATTATTAAAGAGTTACCTGAATTACTGGTTAAACACGCATATTCAAAATTAAAGTCAGGACAAGAGTTGACTGCTTCAGAAATGAAAGTATGTCTTGAGGTTTGTAAGACTTATAGTACAGATAGTTTACAAAAGAAGCCTGATAACATACTAGACGAAGTACCTTTTGATACAGATGAATAGTAAACTTAAAAATTTTAAAAACTTTTTATATCTTTGTTGGAAGCATTTAAATCTTCCAGAACCAACACCAATACAATATGATATAGCTGACTATCTACAGTCTAAAGAAAAAAGACTTGTAATAGAAGCATTTAGAGGTGTAGGTAAATCATGGATTACGTCAGCATTTGTATGTCACCAATTATTACTTAATCCACAACGTAATATACTTGTAGTATCTGCATCTAAAAGCAGGGCTGATGATTTCAGTACATTTACACAAAGATTAATAGGTGAAATGCCTATATTACAGCATTTACAGCCTAGAGACAATCAAAGACACTCTAAGGTTAGCTTTGATGTAGCTCCGGCTACAGCTTCACACGCACCCTCAGTTAAATCTATGGGTATTACAGGACAATTAACAGGTTCACGTGCAGACTTAATTATTGCTGATGACGTAGAGAGTGCTAACAACTCTCAGACACAGCTAATGAGAGACAGACTAGGTGAGACAGTAAAAGAATTTGATGCAATCATAAAGCCTGAAGTAGGACGTATTATATTTCTAGGTACACCACAAACAGAAATGTCATTATACAATGACTTAGAAGAACGTGGTTTTAAAACTAAAATATGGACAGCTTTATACCCTACTAAAGAACAATTAACAGGTTATGGACATAAGATAGCGCCAATGATTGCAGATGTAACAGATAATGAAGGTAAGCCTACAGACCCTAAGAGATTTGATGAAGTAGACTTATTAGAACGTATGTCTTCGTACGGACGTTCAGGGTTTAATTTACAATTTATGTTAGACACAACAATGTCTGACGCTAATAGATACCCTTTAAAACTAAACGATTTAATTGTATTATCAGGTTGTTCTAAATGGACAGAAGCTCCGGCTAAATTACAATGGGCATCATCTCCAGAACAGATGAAAGCTATTGACCCTGAGATACCAAATGTAGGTTTAAAAGGTGATTACTACGTGGCACCTATGCATACCAGTCCTGAGTTTACGCCTTTTGAGGGGTCTGTTATGTCAATTGACCCTTCTGGTCGTGGGGAAGACAAAACAGCGTATGCGGTGCTTAAAATGCTTCATGGAGTGCTTTATTTGACTGCCATAGGTTCTTTAGATGGTGGTTATAGTGAAGATACTATGGCTAGATTGTCACAAATTGCTAAACAACAAGATGTAAACTATGTAGTTATTGAGAGTAACTTTGGTGATGGTATGGCTACACAGTTATTAAAACCTGTTATGGCTAGAATACACCCGTGTGAGATAGAGGAAGTAAGACATAATATACAGAAAGAAAAACGTATTATTGATACTTTAGAACCTATTATGAATAGTCATAGGTTAGTTATTGATGATTTAATTATTAAAGAAGACTTTAAACTAGAGCCTGACCATCAGTTGTTTAGACAGATGACTAGGATTACTAGAGACAAAGGAGCTCTAAGACATGATGACCAAATTGATGCGCTTGCTATTGCTGCTAATTATTGGGTTCAGCGTATGGACAGAGACCAAGTCTTATCGTACAACCAACACAAAGAAGATTTACTTGACCAAGAGCTTGAACGATTTATGGAGACAGCCATTGGTAAAGAACCAGAAGAGGACAGATTTATATAATATGGATAATACTTATAAAATAGACTGGAAGTTTATATCCGGTTTAGAAGGAAATAATCACCACAAAGGCTATCAGCCTACAAGTAATAGTGGTGTTACAATAGGTATTGGTTTTGATTTAAAAGACAAAACACCAGATAGTCTAAAAGCTATGGGTTTTGATGACCTATTAATACAAAGATTAGAGCCATATTTAGGCTTAACAGGGTCTAAAGCTAAAGGATTAGCTAAGAATTTAATAATGACTGACCAAGAAACAGACACTATTAATAGATTATCTAAAGCTTTTTATACAAGTGATATAGCTAAACAATACAATAGAGCGGCTAATGGTGGTAAATTTACGGATTTAACAGCCGCACAACAGACTGTAATAGCGTCTGTGGGTTTTCAATATGGTTCCCTTAGTAGAACGCCTAACTTTCTTTCTGCTGCGGTAGAAGGTAGATGGTCAGATGTTGTCAAAGAACTTAATAACTTCGGAGATAAATTTGGTACTAGAAGAGAGACTGAGGCTATGTATCTTAAAGAGAGATTAGAGCCAAAACAGACATATTTCTATGCTAAAGAACCCAAAGAAGAACCTAAGTTCTACGGTAAAGAGCCTAAAGAAGAACCTAAGTTTTACGCCAAACCTGAGTAGTACCTAAATATTTTAACAAAAAATCTGTGGGGGTATATCACTGTAGCGGCACCCGAGTTTCCCCCATACAATCACCAGTTGCGCTGCTGCAAGTGTCCCCTGAGTAAACTTTAAGCACACCTAAGCAAGGTATATATAGTAATGAGTGCCTTAAGAGTGCCGGCGGTATACATAGAGTATAAATAGGCGTGCCTTTGAGCTCGTCTGTTTTTTTAGTTTGGTACACATAGCATACACAAAGAATACACGCATCATACATATAGTATACACGCAGCAACACACACAATATATATAAAGGTTCCCGTATAAGATATATACAAGTCAATACAGTGTATACTATGTGTATATATGTATGTGTGTATGTACTCAGGGTATACTTAGGGTACTACTCAGGTGTCTTAGGTGTACTGGGTGTATATACTCTTTATAACTATTCTAAAGTAAGTATAGAATAGAAGTGTCTGTTTTTTTCTTAGTCATGCATATCATGCATACCTGTTATGCAATCTTAGCATTGGTGTTTAATATTGCTTGTGTTATTGTGTTTTTATGTTCAGTTTTTTAAATGAATAAATTAATAGTTGCTTGATTTTATCAAGTTAGTTCTCAACTAGATTTAAGTAATTTAAATTGCTTTTGACAGCCTCAGCAGCATAGAGGTCACACGGGTGTGACAGCCCCAAATAAGTCGGACACCGCAACAGCCGCACGGCGAGCCGGTCTAGCGCTTCAGCGTGATTGCTTGAGCCAGTACAGACAACCTATGTTTGTCTCATATTATTTTATATGACTGATGAGCCGCAGCACGGCGAAACAAACAAAGGACGTTATGAAATACAATCACACTATACAAAAAATACTTACTAAGCACCATGCGGACAAGTTCAAAGACGCTGCAAACAAAGCAGCATTTTTATCTAACTATGCCAAAGAGACTGACAAAGTTAAAAAAATTGAGATGTTAAGAGAAGCAAACAGACAAGGATGGATATAAATATGGATATTGCACAAATTAATTTCCCAATCAAAGACAATGACGGCGTTAAATTAAAAGCGCCGTTGTTAATTCAAAAAGAGTTATGCGCTGAGTTTGGCGGGTGTACAGCCTATGACGGCGCCGGCTCATGGGTCAGTGATGATGGCAAGTTATACGCTGAGCCAGTTAAAATAATACAAACAGCATTTAAAAATAATTCTAAAAATAGATTGTTTTTAAAAAACTTAGTTAAGAAATACGGCAAAATTTCCAAACAAGAAGCCGTTTATCTTGCTATTAATAACAAGGCTGATATAATTAATATCAAATAAACCAATATAGGAGCGTTAAAAAATGAGAAACCAAATAGACCAAAAAAGCTTATACGTAGAAAAAAGCGGTAATAAAGAAATATACTACAGTTATAATACTACCGTTGCCGTTAAAACACCCATTGAAACTTATGTGTGTGAAAACGTTTGGAGCGTAACAACAGCTAAACATCTTAATCGTATAGAGGAGCTGACCGGCAGCGATAGAGAATATCGGATGCGGTACAGTGACTTTAGACAGTTTTGTAGAAATAACAATGTTAACAAGCATTACATTTAATGGACTTGTCAAAACTTAAAGGCGTCACTATTCAAAAAAATGTAGCCCTGAGCATTATCAGGGCGCACGGCTGCGAGTGTGAGCTTGACGATTTTTACAAAAACTTAGGTAAAAAACAAACCTATTCAGCTATAAAAGTTTATCACTGGCTAGGTTATTAATAATAAACAAAGAGCGAAACATTGCGCCGTTGTAACGTCCGGCGCTTTGTCTCATGGTTAAGCCATGACTGATGAGCTCAGTAAGTTCAAACAATCAACATAGGAGCGTAGCTATATGAATATGCTATTTAAAATAATATACAACTACTTGCATCAAAAAATGCTAGCTGACGAGCAAGCTTTTAGAAATAAAAGACTAGCCGTGAGAATGAAGTTAAACAACGGTTACAGCAAGGCGGGTCATTAATGGCTAATATCGTTGTATCTAACTTTATTAATGAGCGTTGGGTTGACCGGTTGTATCAGAATTTTAATAAGTCAGTATACTTGTTAAAACCTGATGGCAAGGTTGACCCATGCAAGGTAAAAAAGGTCAAGTCAAAATACTATCTAACCAGTACTGGTAAATGGTTTAATAGTGCAGGTCTCAGAATTGATGAGCCTGCGGGTCTTGATAAACGAGCGGAGCTAAGCAAGTTTAAGTCTGAGATTGAACAAGCTGAGACTGATGCAAAGTTCCAAAAACTAAAACAAACAATAAGAGGTAATTAATATGTATATAGACGCATACAGTATAAAAGTAACGGGTAGTCAATATAACCGTAAATCTAAAAAAACAGATAAAAACGTTAAAAAAGTAGAAGTAAATAGTGTTGACTGTTTATCTTTAAGAGAGTTTACACATTTACTTCAAGAGTTTAAACATACACATGATTGCACTGATGTAATTATAAATGTTGAACTAAAACAACACCAATACGAGTAGTAACACTGATGAGCCTATTATGCGTGGTGAGTGAATACCACGTGGCGAAACTAGAGCCGGTACTATCCGGCTTTAGTCTGTTACAATCTAACCAAAGGAGCTTAAACCATGATTGAACTAATACTAGGACTACCATTTGAAGGACATGTATTAATACTAGGTACAATAATAGCCGGTATAATACATGTAATGCGAACACCTAATAAGGAGCGTAGCATTAACCCTTTTGAACAAACAACACAACTAACAGATAAACAAATCAAATCATTACAGGAGCACAATGACAGATAAAGAACAAATACAACATTTGATTGATAAGAATAATAAATTAGAGGCTGAGCTTATTGTCTTAAAAACCAAAGCAACGGGATGGTTTGAAGATATAGCTGAGCTTCGTAATACACTGATGCTTAGAAACAGTGAGCTTAACCAATACAAAAACATCAAAGTAGATTGGGAGCTTAAAAAGAAAATCATATTGTTTTTACAGAAAACACAATCTGTTGAAGCGTATGACGCAATGACACCAAACCAAATAGCACATAGAGCAGCGCAGTTTATAGAGAATATACTTACATCTAAACTAGCGCCAAAGTTTGCTATTTCCAATGAGCTACAAGTTACTACTAGGGAGCCTGACTAAGGTTCCCATAGTAGATATTATAAACATAACCCACTGATAATTATAGGAGTTAGACACATGGCACGACTGATTGAGAGTATGCCTACTTATAAAGATGAAGTAGAGCACGAAAAAGAGATGAGGAACTTAGGTTCAAACAGAACTAATAAGCGTCTTCATTCTCACATTGAGAGAGAAGAAGAAAGTGTTACCAGTTATGGAAAAGTAATGGTAGCAAACACGATAAGACCTTTAGCAATGGCTATTGCTGAATGGACACAAGAACAATCTAAAAAGACAATAGGCAAACCTTCTATTGCCTTCTTAAAGATGTGTGAAGTTGAGCCTGAGATACTGGCACTAATTACTGGTAAACACATCATAAATACAATCACACAATACAAACCTTTAACAGCAACGTGCATAAGTTTAGGTGGTAAAGTTGAGACTGAGATTAGTCTTAAAAACTTTAAACATCTAAACCCTGATTTGTACCAAACAGTTAAACAAGACTTAGACAAACGTAGTTTTAATTATACTTACAAGCGTAGAAAATTAAGAGAGAGTGCCAAACGTGACGAGGTAATGAAATGGGAAGAGTGGACAACACCTGTTAAATTACACGTAGGTCTTAGACTTGTAGAGCTTATGATTTATGCAACAGGTATGATTGAGATAGGCACTGAAACTGTTAAACATAAAAAAGCAAAGATAATCAAACAGACTGACAAAACTAGAGAGTGGATTAAAAGTAGAAACAGTTTTAATGAACTGTTAAATCCGGAATACTTACCTACAGTCATGCCACCAAAACTATGGACGTCAGTTGTAGGTGGCGGTTATTGGACTAAAGAGCTTCCTGAACTTGAGCTTGTTAAACAAAAAAACAAGAAATACAAAAAGGAACTTGAAAACTTTGACATGCCTGAAGTGTATGACGCTGTTAATACAATGCAAGCAACACCATTTAAGATTAATAATTTTATCTTAAAAGTTATGCAAGAAGCATGGGACAAAGGGTTAGCTGTTGGTGGTATGCCGCCTAGTACTAACTTTGATATTCCAAACAAACCGCATGACATTGAAACTAATGTTGACAGTAGAAGAGAATGGAAGAAGAGAGCTGTTATGGCTCACACTGAAAATGCTAGAATGTTTTCTAAACGTTTATTGTATGCTAAAATTATACACCTTGCACAAAAGTTTAAAGATTATACAACGTTGTATTTTCCAGTTCAATTAGACTTTAGAGGTAGAGCGTATGCAGTACCGGCATTTTTAAACTATCAATCTATTGGTGGTGCTAAAGCTTTGTTGTCTTTTTCACAAGGCAAAGCAATCACAAAAGAAAACAAAGGTGATTATTGGTTGGCTATACACGGTGCTAACCAATACGGTGAAGATAAAATATCGTTTGCTGACAGAGTAAAATGGACTAACGATAATGAGAGTTGGATTATTGATTGTGCTACAGACCCAATGTTACATAGACAATGGGAAAATGCATCTAATCCATTTCAATTCTTATCATTTTGTGATGAGTGGAAAAGATTTAAAGAACAAGGATATGGTTTTATTTCTAGTATTCCTGTTAATGTAGACGGTTCTTGTAACGGTCTTCAAATCTATTCTTTAATGTTAAGAGACGAAAAAGCAGGCAAGCTTGTTAATTGTTTGCCTAGTGCTACACCGCAAGACATTTATCAATTAGTTGCAGATGCAGTTAATGATAAATTAAAACAGCATGCAGCTGAAAACAAACCGTATGCTCAGTTGTGGTTAGACTACGGAGTTAAGCGTTCAACTACTAAAAGAAGTATTATGACTATCTGTTATGGTTCAACTAGATATTCATGTACTGACTTTGTAATTGAAGACTTAACAAAACGTAAAGACAAGGGAGAGAACCATCCATTTCAAGATGAGATATTCAGACCGGCTAGTTATTTAGCAAGTGTCATATGGGACAGTATTGGTGATAATCTGAAATCTGCTAGGACTGGAATGGACTATCTACAAACAATCGCACGTACAGTTGCGAAACAACAACTACCAGTGCATTGGGTAACGCCGGTTGGCTTTCCAGTGTATCAGTCATATCCAGAGATGAAGTCTAAAAGAGTTAAGGCTATGTTGATGGGTGAAGTTATTAAGCCTCGTATAAATACTGAGACTGACTTAACTGACAAACTACGAATGGGTAACGGAGTAGCACCCAACGTAGTTCACTCGGTGGACAGTGCAGCTATGATGAGTACAGTTAATATTGCTTATAAAAATGGCATTACTAATTTCTGTAACGTACATGATAGTTTTGGCACAACAGCAGGTGATGTTGAAACACTTAATAAATCTATTAGAGAAGCATTTATTAAAATGTTTAGTGAGAATGATATTCTTGATAATTTTAGGAATGACGTTCTTAGACAATTACCTGAAGAGCTACACGATAAATTACCTGAAGTTCCCGCCAAAGGTGATTTAGATATTCAACAACTGCGGGACAGTGAGTTCTTTTTTGCGTAGCATTAAAGTACCCATAGTAGAATGGAGAAACACATATGAAAAATAATTATGTTAAGATTGTAAGTCCTGAAGGCGTGTCTCAGTATGCATGGTTGACAAAACCTGATACTAAATTTGACAAAGACGGACATTACAAAGTAAATCTTGTAGTGCCTACTGACAAGGCTTCTTCATTGATTAAACAGATTGATGAAGAAATTAAAAAGAGCGTAGAGATTGCCAAAGAAAAAAACAAAGGCAAAGCTGTAAAGCAAGCAAACGCTCCGTACGAAGAACAACTTGATGATGAAGGTAAGCCTACTGGCAACACTGTTTTCAAGTTTAAAAGAAAAGCACAAATAATATCTGCTGATGGAAAAGTCATTCCATTTAAAGTAGCATTGTTTGATAGCTCCGGTAAACCTTTAATTGATGCTAACGTTTGGTCTGGAAGTGAGATGAAAGTTAGTGCTGAGTTAGTACACTGGTTCACTGCAATGGCAGGCGCAGGCGTAAGTCTGAGATTAAGAGCAGTACAAATAACTAAGCTAGTTGAAGGTGGTGCCGGCAATGCTGAAGGCTACGGCTTTGATAAAGTAGAAGGTGGCTATACAGCAACAGAAAGTGTGAACAATGTGGTACAAGAAGAAACCGCAGAAGCTGACTTCTAATCAAGTTGGTTTAAAATACGGCTTTAGGTCAGGCTTAGAAGAAGCAATTGCTTCTGAGCTTGACACTAAAAAAGTTAAGTATGAGTTTGAACAATCTAAACTTAACTATACAAAGCCGCAAAAAGTTCACACTTATACCCCTGACTTTTATCTAACTGGGTCTGACATTTACATTGAGACTAAAGGTTACTTTACTTCTCAAGACCGTCAAAAAATGCGTCTTATAAAAGAACAGCATCCTCAGTTAGATATTAGATTTATATTTTCTAATTCCAAAACAAGAATAAGTAAAAAATCAAAAACAACATATGGCATGTGGTGTGATAAGTATGGATTTAAATACGCAGACAAACATGTTCCAACGGAGTGGTTATGAGTAACATAAGAAAAGAAACAAAGTACATTGTTGTTCACTCAAGTAATACAAATCCAAAACAAAATTTAGATGTTAAAGATTTAGACAAGCAACATAGAAAAGAGGGTTTATTCTCATGTGCGTTCCATAAAATAATTAAAAGAGACGGTTCTATTCAGGATGGTCGTGATATTATGATAGCAGGCGCACACATTGAAACAGATGTTAACTTGTCTAATAAAAATTCTATTGGCATTTGTCTAATTGGCGGACAAAATGCTGATGGACAACCTGATTGTAATTTTACTTTCAAACAATACCAAAGTTTAGTTAAACTGGTAGATGTTTTAAAAGACAGTTATGGTGAGGTTGAGATTGTTGGTCATAGAGATGTGACTAGCTCCTCGTGTCCGCAATTTGATGTAAAAGAATTGCTGACATAGTTTGTTTGTGCCTACTGGGTAGAAATATCCAGTAGGTTTTTATTAACCCAAATATTAAGGCAAAAAATTTTATGGAAAATACTGATAGTACGTTTTTATATCATTCAGCATGTGATGAGTGCGGTTCTTCAGATGCTAATTCGGTATATGATGATGGACATACCTATTGTTTTTCATGTAACACACACAAACAAGGAGAAAAAGAAATGCAAACAAACGTAAAAGAAAAATGTAAAGATTTTATAACAGGTACTGTATCTGCTTTGTCTAAAAGAAACATTGACTTTGATACAGCACAGAAATTTAATTATCAAACTGGCGCATGGTTTGGAAGACCTTGTCAGATTGCAAACTACTATGATAAAGACAAACAATTAGTAGCACAAAAACTAAGATACCCTGATAAAACATTTCAGTGGTTAGGTGATGCAAAAAAAGCAACACTATTCGGACAGCACTTATGGAGAGAAGG